GGGATCATGTCATTTATTGCATCGGCTGCCGTTAGGTTTGTTAGTGCTGAGATTTTAGCGTCTGCCATATCAGTAAACTGTTAAGATTAGTTTTCCCAAGTCTTCTTGCGTTAAAAATGTGGAGCCATCTTCCAGCACTATGCTGTCAAATGTGCCGTACGAAATGACAAGCTTGCTGGTTCCGTCTTCTTGCAACAGGAATGTCTCGTCCTCTTGTAGAACATCCCTCCGCATAATCGGAGGCTCAGGCATGATCCCATTAAAGGATCGCATCCTGTTGATTGATGTTCCGATTGAGATCATTAGCTGCGAGCGAGGAAAGCCACAACGCTCCCGGATGAAATCTGGAATCCAGTAATTTCACCGGGAAGAGGTTGTCCTGTTGGAATTGTTTTTGACGGCCAATTGCCACTGATATCAGTGCCAGTAATCGACGTAAAAACCGTTGGTTCGAGTGGAACCAATGCAGACCAGTTGCCGGTCTGAGCGGCGGTTGAAGTGACAAGTTGGAACCCCTTTCGTCCCATACTGTACTCGGTTGCGATGTCTGCTTGCAGTGCCATAAAATTGTTTTTCGGTTAAAGGGAGGGTCACTAGCGTATCCAGTGACCCTCCCAGTTTTGGTTTTTTAACCCTTACGAATCTTCGGTGCAACGCTGCCCTGTATCCACAGGATCAGCTTCGAGCCCTCTGTAATCTTGGCAGTGTTAAAGTCGGTTCGCTGGGCGGCTGCATCGACTTCGGGACCGGCGACAATCTTTGATTTGCCTGCCTTGTCCACTGCAATGGTCGTGGCGATTCTCATGACTTGGCCGATTAGGCGGTGGTCAGGATCTCGGCCTGGGTCGTGTCCGCGGCCGCGGCGCCGAACATGATGTCATACGACGCCATGTGGCTGCGGCTCGCGCGGCTGTACCAGACGGAGAGCAGGCAGCTCAGGCCGTTGGCGGTGTTCACGGCGCGTTGCTCGAGGAACTCGCCGGCGATCATGCCGACCGGCAGGCCGGCAGCAATGGCGATGGCATCAGGGCCGCATACGAATCCGACCGTGTTAGTCTCGGCCGAGGTCCAACGGTTGTTCTCAGCGATCACATCGAAGCCGAATCGGCCGTTGTTGAGGGGGCCGTAGCGGCTGTCGGGCATAGCCACGGTGCCGGCGGAGGCGGTGCTCAGGCCGGAGAACTGGATGCGAGCCAGGTGGCCACCGTCCAGGATGAGGTTCTTGCTGCGGTAGTTTTTCGCCAGAGCGAGGATCGCAGGAAGGTCCGAGCTGTCGAAGTTGGCGGCGGAGCCGATGCCGGTAACGGTGCCGTAGTTACCAGTGACCATGAGCGCGGTCAGCACGTCGCTGATGCCGTAGGCAAACAGGTCGGCAGAACCGGCAGCCAGGTCGGACAACATGAAGCCCTGGTTAAGCTCCTGCTGGGTTACCGTGAAGTTCTTCGAGATCTGGTTCACGGTGACCGCGGTGGCGGCCAGCGTCGAATCGTTGTTGGATTCCCAGGACGTCGGGTTGGTCTGGGCAGCGGTGCCGGTGGTGTACTTCTTGACCTGAACCGAGGCGCGGGGCCGGAGGTTGTCCAGGCCGACGTTGCGGCTGAAAGCGGAGACCAGGGCCAAACGAGTGGCGGCCACAGTGATCACTGCATCGGCGAGGTAATCGACAACCAGGCCGGAGGCGAACGTGTTGGCGTTCTGGGGGGCGTGGATGGCGCTCTGGCGCAACAGCTCGGAGTGGTTGGAGATTAACCAGGAACGGCGGTCAGCACCGGCCTGAAAGCCCTTGTGCTTCTCGAGCAGTGCATTGCCGAGGTTCTCGATGCGAACCGGGGCGACGGGCTCCGGTGCAGGGGCGGCGGTGAAGGCCTTGGCGCTGAAGGCAGCGGCAACGGCCTTGGCGACGATGCTCTCGATGTTCGAGGCATCCAAAGTAGCGGTCGGCGCACTAGGAGCGGCCGCCACCACGGTGTTGGAATCAGTCATGTTGTGTGGTGTCTGCTGTGATGTCGGCGCGGTTGTCGCGCCATCGGCGGCAGCGTTAGTGCTGCCGGTCGAAATCTTGTCCTCGGTCTGGGAGGTTTCTTCCTCCTGGTCGAGCTGGGCCGCTAGGGCCTTAAACCAGTCTCTGCCAGCGGCGCCGCCCCATAGGTTGGCAGCCACATCGGCAGGCGTATCGGCCTCGGCATCGAGGAATCGCTCGTTGCGTGCCCACCAGGCCGCGGCCTTGACTATCTTTTCGGGGCTCGGCTCCTCGCCTTTGATCAGATTACGGGCATCGATGACCGTGGCTTGCTCCAGGCCGTCACCACCGAGGCCGGCCTCGTATTGTCGAATGCCACGCTCTAGGTTGGTTACAACCTGGGAGGGAGCAGTCTTGGTAACAGCTCGAGGATGCCAGCAGGCAGCCATTGCGAGCTGCTCGGTGGTCTTGTCGGCCAAGCCAAACTGGATTGCCTCCTGGGCGGTGAACCACGTTTCCGCGGTCATTGCCGCGCGGATCTGGGCCGAGGTCTTGCCGGTGCGCTTGGTGTAGATGCCAGCCAGGATCTCGGCGTGCTGGTCGAGGGCATTGGCCATCTTCCGCATATCATCTGAGGTGCCTGCAACCATTCCGGAGGGATCATGGATCATGAATAGAGAAGCGTCGGCCATCTCGATGCTGTCACCTGCCAGGGCTATAATTGACGCAATCGAGGCAGCAATGCCGACCACCCGTGTGGTCACCGGCGCCTGCCGGCCTCGAAGCATATTGTAGATGGCCAGGCCGTCCCAGACGTTACCGCCGGGGCTGTTGATCTCGACCACCAGGGGGCCTGGGCCGACAGACTGGAGAGCGTCCGAGAAAGCCTTGGCTGAAATACCGGAACCGCCAAACCAGTCTTCACCGATCTGGTCGAAAATTTGGAGCACCGCCGGCTCATTGGCTGATGCTCTTGGGCTGTAGGAAAGCCAGTTGGTTACTTTAGTCATTCGGTTTTCTTGGCTCTGGTTTTCCGTTTTTTGGGCTCAAGCACCGCAACCACCTCTTGGATGGGCTCGGCCGGGATAGGCTCGGGCATATCTTCGGAAGGAGGCTGCTCGAGAGCGGCCGAGGCTGGCTCCGGTGCTATCGGCTGCTTCTGAGCGGTCGAGATCTGAGAGACATCCAGGCCGTACTTAACCGCCAGATCTTGGATGTACCGGGCCTGTTGGGCCTTGGCCTCCAGGGCGGATCGCCAGTCGATGCCTCGGGCGCCATAAATCTCGTCATAGGTCGTAATGCCGGCACCAAGCTCGTTTAACTGGGCGGCTGAGTTGCGACCGACGTCGACGTTTGGAGCCCGGGGCGCCTGGATGGCGACCTCGTACCAGTCGTCAGGGCTGTCCCTGAGAGTCGGGTCGGTGCGGATGGCGTATTCCATCACATACTCCCATATACGACGGGCGGCCGAGGCCATCACCTGATGGCGGCTGCGGAACCACACCGATGACATATCGAGTGAGCCACGGTAGACGGTGCCCTGCATCGACTCTGGGAATACCAGGACGTAAGGGATGCCGACGCCAGCACAGACCTTCTCGGTCAGGCTGCGCCAATACTCACGCATATTTACGTTCGGGCGATCCGCGGCGAACTGCTCGAACTCGTCGCCAGTCTTGAGCACCTTGACCGAGGCGCCGAAAATGTTTTCGTAGTAGTTCTGGGCGGTGCCCTGCGAACCAGCAACACCGGATCGGAGGCTAGTTGCCTGGACCTCGCCGGAGCTTGTCTTAATGACCTGGGCCACGCTGGATGCGAGCTTGCAGGATTCCATCTCGAGCTTCTGGAGATCGTCCAGGTCGTGAAGGTCGTTGATCACACAAGCCACGAAAGGCAGGCCGCGGAGCTGGCCGGCACGTTGGGCCTCGTAGATGTGGACCACCGAGTCGGAAGAAATGGATCGGATGTCGGTAAGTTGTCCCTGCTGCTGCTCCTGGCCGCAATAGAATGAGATGGCCCTACCAGTCTTGGGATCGAACCGCACACCATCGAACACGTCGGGAAGGCCTTCCTGGCCAGCGGGAGTAGAGACCTGCTGCGGCTCGATTAGCTGCAGGCGGGGCCGGCCGGTCTCGCCCTTGGTCAGGAGGACAAAACTTTCGCCATCGTAGAACCAACCACGCGCAGCCAGCGACATCAAGGTGCCGAAAGACTGCCGGGATCCGATGTCAGGGTAGCGGCTCCAGGTGTCCCACCATTTCTTAGCTCGAAGATTCCAGTCGGGATTCGAGGAAGCCGGTTGGACTGAGAAGTTGCTGCCGACGGTGTAGTTCTCGAACAGGTCGCCCAACCTGTTCATGACGGCGTTATTTTGTTCGAAAAATCGTGATTTCCTGACGATCTGCTGCCGGGTAGAGGCAGTCACATCGAACCGCACCGAGGTGTAGCTGGTGTCCAGGAAGGACCGGCGGATCGAGTTGGACGCGCCCTCGTATCGGTCGACAGGCGCCGACCGGAACTTCTGAATGATGGTGTCGAGGAATCCCATCAGCTCATGCCTCGATAGCTCGCCTCACGGCGGAAGTTTGAAAAGTCACCACCGAAACTGGTCGCAGCAACCAGAACCACGGCCACCATCTTGGTGTAGATCTGGGCGTCGGTGGGAGTGAGGATGCCGTCCTGCTCGAGGTAATCGACAGCCAGATCGTAGTCATTGAGCAGGCTTTCCCACATCTCAACCATCTCGGATGGTGTAGGGGCACCTTTGCCCGGCTCCGCAAACTCTACCGACACATCGGAGGATGATGTCGACCGGACCACCTGGCCAGACTCAATCACTGTGGCCGCGGCGATGGACTTAGCAGCCAAGGCAGCCAGAAGCGTCACACTGCCTAGTGTCGAGTAGACACTGCGCAAATAAGATCGCTTGATGGCTACGGTAAACGTGAACACCTCGGGCGGATCTTCACCGATCTCAGGCTGACTTCAATAGGTTAGCTGGCTATTGACTCGCTTGACGTAACAAGATCATTCCAGAGCATTACCATGGCGAGCTGCATGATTTCGCAGTCGTGCAGATGGTCGGGCCACTTTTGGTTCCTCTTAACCCAGACGTGCTTGATGCGGCCGGCTCGGTTGGCCTGGGGGCGTAGGACGTGCGAGTCCAGGTGTCGCCAGTAGAGTTCAGGGTCTGCGATGTAGGCTCCTTCGGCCTGGACGCTGGGCGGATCCTGATGGACGCCCCATTCCCGGTCGATGTCGCCCTTCCTTAGCCTGGAGAGCATATCGCGGAGGTGCTCGGTGTCGAACACCAGGAGGGGCTGCACCACGTCGGTCCTCATCGAGGATGATGTCGACAGGCCGAAAGGGTGCACCGCCCCGGTAGATGCCGTGAACCGGGCGCCGGTCTCCCGGCCTTTAAGCGGCATCCAGCCGATCACCATGGGTTTGCGGAGGCCGCCCTCGGGAGGGTATCGGAGCCCACATGGAAAGTTGATCGGGTTGGATGTCACCGAGGAATAGGAGGCACAGGCGTCATAGACGGTCTGGGTGTTGAATCCTGAGTCGATGCCGACATCCATGTCGTGGACCTCGAGGACCACCTGCACCCGGCGAAGGGCCGCGAAGTCGTCGGCATGGCCGGCAGCAATCAGGGTAGAGTTGCCGTCTTTCCACTCGCGGCACACCCACCAGAGGAACGGCGCCACGGCCTGGACGTCGGCGGTCAGATAGCGGCGGCCGCCGTCGACAGTCACGGTCGTCGAGGTCTCGGTGCGCTCCTGCTGCACGTCCTGCTGCTCCCATGGCTCGGCGAGATTGCCGTTAATGAAGCCTTGGAGTCCGGCCATCGATGCTTTGGCCTCGAGGAATGAGACCGCCAGATATCCCCAGGTGCACTTGCGGTCTGGGCTGTAAAGGCTGCTCAGGTGGTAGGACCGCACACCGGGCATGGCGTTGGGATTCTCTGGGCGCCATTGGCCGTGTCGGAGGGCTGCCACCTTGTGAGAGTCGGTGATTTTGCCTTGGCAGAGTTGGCAGACGTAGTGAGCCGAGGATCTGATCTTACCTAGGTCGTGCTTGCCGTCCTCGGCCTTGGCGTCGTCCCAGGTGACCTGGCGCCATTCCAGCTTGATGAACTCGCGGCAGT